TTTGCAATTCTACTTCCATGGAGTTCTGAACAAAGATCAAGTCTGAGGATACGAAGACTTGAGATTTGTGAAAGGATGGAAGTAAGTTTTGTTATCCTATGGTATAATGTTTTTCTCTACAATGTTATGATGCAGACTATGCTTATAAGATGTATGGGGGTACCCCATGTCTCTAACTCTTGGGGGGGATCATTGGTCTATACCCAATCACCCTCTAATGAATAATCAATTTTTTCTAGGAAAAAAATTTTTTTTATATTCTTTTTGTATATATAAAAATAATACTGTAAATTTGAAATGTTTAAATCTAACATATGGTGCACGAATGTAATATTAATAGTAGGACTATGGACATTGAGACAGCAGAAGCATTAGGTATAGAAGATCCTGGTACATGGATACCTTTTATTATAGATATGGATGAGATATATGCTGCTAAAGAGATGACGCATGATACTGCTAACAGTTGCACTGGTATATTGTGTTATGATAATGAGGTGTATTTAATTGATACTCCTTTCACTAATTTTAAGAAAGCATTTGCAAAACATAAAAACCAAAAAAATGAAGCAACAAGAACCATCTAGAGTTGAGATTATTAATTTTTTAAATGAGTCATTAGAGATTGCTGACCTAAGATCTAGGTTGCAAAAGTTTAATATGCAGATTGCACAGGATAGAGCAGAGGAGTTGAAGGCATTGATATTCATTAGTCAAGTCACCAACCCAAAAATGGAAGGTGATGTAGAAGAACATGTTATTACAGAAGAGGACATCACTAACAATCCTGATTTAGTTAATGAAGGTATTAGTGTAGGAGATACTGTCACTGTGCCATCATTAAAAAGAAAACTGAAAAAAGAAACACCAACAAAAGAGTAGATATGGCAGTTGTTAACCACGTAGAGAAAAAAGCCAAGATAGAAAACAATGCTGCCATTAAATTTCAGATAATGACACATTGTTTTTTATCTAACATTGTATTAAGTAGTTCAGAGATTGATTGTATAGCATTACTTGCTAGTGAGGGAGAACAAGATTTAAATTCATTTTGTAATAAAGCAGCAACAACATTTGAAGTTTTTAAAAGTGCCCAAACTGTAAGAAACACTTTAGGTAAAGCTGAAAAATATAATCTTATTGTAAAAGAGGGAAAAAGCAAAAAAAAGATTTATATTAATCCTGTAATGAAAATACAAACTAAAGGTAATATATTATTAGACTATAAATTTGTTTCTCTTGAAGCCATTTAAAGTGAGAGACTTACTGCCTAGCTTTGCTATGGAAATAAATGCTCCTGTTGATGTGGTGCAGGCAGTAATGTCTCTATATTATAAATGTGCTCGTAAAAAATTATCTGAGTTAAGCACAGTGAATTTGCAATTAGAAAACTTAGGTACATTTTATATTAAGGAAAAAGCATTAGATAAAACTGTTATAAATTACGAACAATATATAAACAAACTTTCAGATATTAATATTAAAGATTATGAAACCAAGCTTGATGTTAGAAAAAAGATTGATGCAATGGTTCATATGAAATCTTTACTTGATGAAGAAAGACAAAGAAGAAGATCAGTAATAAATAAAAGATTTAACAATGAGCTTACAGAAGAACATAATTCAGATATGGAAGAGTAAAGGACAAATTCTTGAAGGTATTACAAACAGTATATTTAAAAAAGAAGATGTTGAAGAAATTGCAAAAGAAAGAATGAACATTTGTTTATTTTGTGATTTATATACAGAAACTGACACTGGATGTATGATACCTGGTACAGCTCCTTGTTGTAATCAAGACTTAGGAGGTTGTGGATGTTCTTTAAGTTTAAAAACTAGATCTTTATCTTCAGAATGTCCTAAAGATTATTGGAAAGCTGAACTAACAGAAGAAGAGGAAGACAAATTAAATGCAAAATTAAAATTATGAGTTTAATATTTAAGTCTGAGAATCATGAATATATTTCTTCTGACACTGATAATATTAATTGGATAAGTGTAACAAGTTTTATATCAAAGTTTAAACAACCATTTGATAAAAATTCTATAGCATTAAAATCATCTAAAAGTAAAAAGAGTAAATGGCACGGACTCAGCCCAGATGAAATTAAAAATGTATGGGAAGCGGAATCTAATAGAGCTACAGATTTAGGTACATGGTATCATAACCAAAGAGAAAAAGATTTATGTTCTCTTAATACAATTGAGAGAGATGGAGTGGTGGTAAATATATATCCTCCTATAGAAAATAATGGTGTTAAACATTCACCAAATCAAAAGCTTACCGAAGGTGTTTATCCAGAACATTTAGTCTATTTAAAATCAGCAGGCATTTGTGGTCAGTCTGATTTAGTGGAAGTGATAAATGGAAAGGTGAACATCACTGATTATAAAACCAACAAGGAGATAAAAACTGAAGGGTATGTGAATTGGGAAGGTGTAAAAAAAATGATGAATCCACCAATAAGTCATTTAGAAGACTGTCATTTGATGCATTATACATTGCAGTTGAGTTTATATTTATACATCATCTTGAAACACAACCCTCGTTTCTCTCCTGGTAAATTAACAATTCATCATATTATTTTTGAAGAAGCAGGAAGGGATAAATATGATAATCCTATTACAGCTCTTGATACAAATGGTGATCCTATTGTTACAAACATTGTACAATATGATTTACAATATTTAAAACAAGAAATAATAACATTAATAAATTGGTTAAAAGATGCTAGAATTTAAACAACCTATTCCTGTAATTGTAGAAAAAGATAAAGTGGGATATGCAATATATGTCACTGATGGTGGGACATTTGAAAATGATATATGGTGTATTGTTTTGTGTGATGGAGGTAATGTAAGACATTATAGAAGTGACCAAATAAAAATACATTCTAATGCAACATTAGATTTAACAAAATAATGAAAAGTTTAAAGATAGGGGATAGGCTTTTAATTGTTTCTGATAAAATTGGAAACAAACTTTTAGCAAATGTAGAAAAAGGAGAGATAATCACTATTACAGGTTTTTCAAAGGATGGTAAAATCATCTATCATAACAATTCATTAGCTCTTCCTTATAATAGTGACATATATATAAAATTAAACAATGATAAGATTATTTGATATACAGAATGGAAAAGCAATAGCAACAGAACATTGTTATACACTTAAGTTTCTTAAAGATATAATGGATACATATCCTGAAGAATATTTGCGTATCTATTCGTATTTATTTTATATGACTTGTCCTAATCCAGATTTAAATCCTTTCTTTGATGTACCTGAACAAGATAAAGAAGAACTAATATTAAAAGAAATAGATGCTGATTTTAGTACAGATGATGATTTAATTGTACATGCACTTAAAACATCTCATAAAATGTATGAAACTCCTACATATAGGGCATATCAAGGTATTAAAATATTTTTAGATAATATGGCTAAAAGTTTAGCATCTGAACAATTAACTTTTGGTAGAGATGGATCATCTCAAGCTCTTCTTAGAATGGCAGAAAAATATGATGATGTAAGACAATCATTTAAAGGAGTGTATAAAGACTTGATGGAAGAACAACAGTCTAGTGTAAGAGGTGGTCAAAGATTAGCATATGATGAACAATAATTTAAAATAAAACAACATGGAACATTTAAGTTTTGGTGAACAGTTGATAGGAAATGCGTCAGATTCATTTAACATAGCTGAAGATTCAAGAGTGTTAAAAGCAAAAAGATTATGTATTGAATTAGCTAATTTAGTAGAAGAATGTAGAATTGATTCTTTTGAAAATGGAACATATAATTCTATTAGACAACTTCTTACAGAAAATGCTTTTTGTGAAATTGTAAAAACACAATTAAATGTAGTGAAAGTTATTACATTAAAATAATTAGCAGGTGAGTTGACCGAGTGGTTAGGTTACGGTCTGCAAAACTGTAAACATAGGTTCGATTCCTATACTCACCTCATATAAAAAATTACTATTGAATAATTTTATAGAAATACCTACATATAAAAATGGTGAGTGGTCTACAACAGAATTTGAAACAAGAGAAGAGTTTAGAGATTTTCTTGTAACATTATTTAAAGAACCAGGTAAATATAATTTTGATGAAACTACATTAATATTTAATGCTGAAGGAAGAAGATTTCAAAAAGATAAATTTTATTGTGAAGCTCCATTAAAAAGTAAAGACTTTATTACATATTGGAATGACCAAAAACTAAAATGTAGAAATGGAATAATTGTACATTCAGACACTGATACATGGTTTTTATCACGTGATTATTATATGTGGTTAAATTTTCTTCCTATATATGATAAAGAAGAAAAAAGATTTGACTTTGCAAAGGTGAGAGATGCACAATATCACATGGCATTATATGAACATATTGCTGAATTATTTTTTATGCATGCTGTCATATTAAAGAAACGACAAATTGCATCATCATATTTTCATATGGCAAAACTCATCAATCAATATTGGTTTGAAGAAGGTGCTGTATTAAAAATTGGTGCCAGTTTAAAAGATTATATAAATGAAAAAGGGTCTTGGAAATTTCTTAATGAATATAAAAACTTCTTAAATGAACACACTGCTTGGTATAGACCAGCAGAACCTGAAAAAGTGGGAGCATGGGAACAAAAAATTAAAGTGAGGATTAATAATAGAGATACTTATAAAGGATTAAAAAGTACAATAAATTCATATTCATTTGAAAAAGATCCTACAAATGGTGTGGGTGGACCTGTAACATATTTTTTTCATGAAGAAAGTGGGATTGCTCCTAAAATGGATGAGACATATGGGTTTATAAAACCAGCTCTTAAGTCTGGTCACATTATTACAGGACAATTTATAGCAGCAGGTTCAGTGGGTGATTTAGATCAATGTGAACCAATGAAAGAATACATCATGCATCCAATTGAAAATGGATTTTATGGTGTAGATAGTAATCTTATAGATGGAGAAGGTACATTAGGAAAAACAGGATTATTTATTCCAGAACAATGGAGTATGCCACCTTACATAGATAAGTATGGAAACTCTAATGTAGAAGATGCATTAAAAGCTTTAGATGCTGAGTTTGAAAAAGCAAAAATAAATCTTGCACCAGAAGCATATCAACTCACCATATCTCAGCATCCTAGAAATATTGCTGAAGCATTTGCTGCAAGAAAAGTGAGTAAATTTCCACAACATCTTGTATCAAAACAACTACAAAGAATAAGTGATAAAAATTATTCTGTAGAATATGTTGATTTGTCTAGAAATGTAGAAGGTAAAGTGGTGATGACTCCTTCTAAAAAATTACCTATTAAAGATTTTCCTGTATCTAAAAAGGCTGAGAATAAAGAAGGTGTTGTTTGTGTATATGAAAGACCTGTAAAAGACCCAACATTTGGTATGTATTATGGGTCTGTGGATCCAGTGGGTGAAGGTAAAACCACTACATCAGATTCACTATGTTCCATCTTTATTTATAAAAATCCTGTAGAAGTAATTATAGATGAAGGTGATGGTAAAGTGAAAAATACAATTGAAAGAGATGGAATTGTAGCTAGTTGGTGTGGAAGATTTGATGACATTAACAAAACACATGAACTATTAGAAATGCTTATTGAATTGTATAATGCATGGACAATAGTGGAAAATAACGTAGCATTATTTATACAATATATTATATCAAAAAAGAAACAAAGATATCTTGTACCAAAAGATATGATATTATTTTTAAAAGACATTGGTGCAAATAGAAATGTTTTTCAAGAATATGGATGGAAAAACGTAGGATCTATTTTTAAGGGCACTATTTTATCTTATGGTATTGAATATCTTAAAGAAGAACTAGATCATGAAACATTACCTGATGGTACAATTGTAAAAACAATTTATGGTATTGAAAGAATACCTGATCCTATGTTGTTAAAGGAAATGCAAGCTTATCAAGATGGTGTAAACGTAGATAGACTTGTATCATTTTGTTCTCTTGTTGCATTTGCTAAAGTGCAACAATCTAACAGGGGTTTACAAAAAAGAATTGAGACCACCAATAAAAACTTGGTAAATTCAGAAAAAATGACTAAATTAAAAGTGAATCCTTTCAG